TCACAGAATGTCTTGACAGCGATTCAGATTTGATTCCAACCTTATCACGCATATCAACTTCATATTTCAGAAGATTGATGATTCCAACCTGAATATCTTCAGGATAGACAACTTTTGTGACCATGTTGGAATCAATAGTGAACACTTCTTTGTCAAGTCTTATGAAGTCCTTGCCAACTTCAGTGACCACATACAGTCCATCATTCACTTCTGATTCTGAAATCTGAATGGTGTCACCAACTCTGATGAATGGATGACCACCAAAGATTCTGTCACCAAGACTATTTCCTATGAATCTGATGCTTCTGTTCTGAAAATTGTTATTGGTGTACTTCCTGATAAGAAGTTCCAATGCATTCAGCTTCTTTTGAAGAATCTTTGTGTCCTGCCCTATGAAATCAGGCATGGACACAATATCATCAACTGATATAATCATCAGATTCACCGCCTTTCTTTATTTAGGCAGTAGGTGCATCACCCTTGAATTTTGCAACAACAAGTTTAGATGCATTTGTTACTGCAACACCATAATACTTAGAAGCAGTGATATCATGCTTCTGTTTCTTAGGAAACCATTCATGGTCAACCTGTGTATCTTTCTTTAAGAAGATAGTTAATGCAGGAAGTTCATCTTCTGTGTACTCTGTTTCAGCAGAATCAGGTTCAAGTTTGATGATAGGATTTAACCAACAGTTGGTTGTTTCTTCCTGTTTTACTTTCTTGGATTTCTTAATCCAACAACCTGCAATCTTACCAATAGAACCATTGACTGCAACACCTGCTTCAAATTTATCAGCAGAAATAAAATCTGCATCAGTAAGCAGTGCTTTTTCCTGTTTTGGATGGATGAACATAACCTTTTCAATTCCATCTTCTTCATCTTCAAACTTAGTTACTGCATCAACAATTCCATCATAGTTGACATAATTTGCTTTTTCATCAGCAATAATGCATTTATCCTTGGATGCAGTCATCTTTGCATAAATAGCATCAATAAGGTCATTGTCCACTTTGTTGACAATAGATTTTGCTAACTGTAAAGTTGCCTGACCAATAGGATTTCCAAGACCACTGTTGATTGCAGTCTGTAAGATAGAAACAGCCTTCATTGCACACTTAATTGTGAAAGTGGTGCTTCCTGCTGTCAGATTTGTTGTTTCAACTTCAGCATTTGTGTCAGATGCCTTTTCAACATCAAAGTCTTCAGCATCACCAATGTAATTCCAAGAAGGAACTGTGATTGTGTCACCTGCTGTTCCCTGTAAGTCTGTGTTTACATGTGCATATGGTGTAATCTTGCACTGTGCTTCAATCTTTGCTTCAATCATGTCAGACATGACTTCAGGATTGATAATGTTGGATAATTTAGTTGTTGTACTTGCCATAATTTTTCACCTTTTAACCTTTCTTAATTTCTTGATAATTCTTTGTATAATTCAGGATTTTCATTGAACAGCTTGTTTCTTGCCTGATATCCCATTTTGTTGAAGTCTTCCTTTGTGATTGTGTCTTTCTGTTCAGGCTTTTCAAGTTTCTTTTCTTCAATCTTCTTTGTGGAAGTTGATTCAAACTGACTTGGGAACTGTGTTTTCAGTCCTTTTACCTTGTCATCAAGACCTTTGACCTGACCATCTTCACCAAGTTCAGGTTTCCAATCACTGTCATGATTCATTTTATAAATCAGATAATCAATGTCGGTTGCCTTTGCACCTGCTGAAAGAAGACCAATCTTCAATGCAGATTCTGTTTTTGCTTCAACAAGTTCTTCCTGCTGTTTCTGAATAGTTGCTTCATACTCTGTGATTTTTGTCTGCACATCTTCCTGACCTTTAGTTGCTTTCTGAAGTTCTGCAATCAGCTTCTGTGATTCTGCATCCTTTGCAACCATTGCATCATGTTCAGTCTTTAATTTTCCATATCTCACATCAAGATTTTCTTCTGATGCAGTATAGATTTTGTTCTGTTTCATAGCATCAAGAATTCCTTTGACCTGTTCATCAGTCAAGTTCTGTGCTTTCAATAATTCCTGTAATGTCATTGTTATATTCCTTCCTTTCACATTTACAATTTTTACAAGTTATGTCTTGGATGTGACTGTCAGTCACTGATGTTTTACATGGTCACCCATGAAAATGACATAAAAATAAAGCAGTTTAAAGTCTTACTTAGGACATAATAAAAACACCCTGTTTCCAAGGTGTTTTCAATCAAAACTTATGTGTTGGGTCATTTATCAATTTGAAATATTCTACAAATTCTTTCTTTGCCCAATCAGGTGCATCATCAGAAATCTTCCATTCTTCATCTTTTTCATCCATGTACCAATATTCAATTCCTTTTGGTTCTTCCATATTACTGCACCCCTTTCATTGCTTTTTCAAGTATCTTTCCAAATATTGTTGCAAATTCCCTTGGTTCATCTTCACCAAAGTATTCACCAAAACATTCTGCAAAACATTCAGATTCAGAAGTTGTTCCATATTTACTAAGTGCATCTGATGCACCCTTGTATGTGTCAAAAGTATATTCAGGATGATTCTTTTTATACTCTTTGACTGTTTCTGTTATGATTTTATGTTCAAACCCTTTTTCCAATTCACCCATTGAATGTGATACATAATGACCATATTCATGAATGATTGTATGATAAGCAGAACCACCACTATGCCAACCACGTTCAGCAGAACTCATTGAACTTTTCATTGCTTCATCATAACTTCTGTGTGCATAAGAATTCAGCTTGATTCCTGAAACCTTACCTGTCAAATAATATTCAAACTGTCCAAGAACACCATATGGAAGTGATGAAGGTGCAACATTTTTGATTTCAGGAATCTTATGAATAATCTTGGATGTAAATTCAGGATATGTTTCACTGAATTTAGAATGCCATTGTGCCATTCCAATAGCAATCTGTTCATCCATTGGATATTTCCTTGAATCACCAATCTTGATTCCTAAATCCCTAAAATATTGAAATGCTTCCTTTTTGTTCTTGAATGTCTGACCTGCTGTTGAAGATTTCCAATCACCAACTGATGATTTCACCTTCATTGTATCAGCGTTTTTGGGAAGGTTCAAATATTTCCTTTTGAAGTCATCAAATGACTTTGATTTGTCTAATCCAAAGAATGATGCTCTGTCCTGAAGGGTTTTCAATTCAGATTCATCCAATGTCCATTTTGCCCTTTGAAGAAGCTGACATCTGCAATTGCAGACATTCCTTGCAGAACCACCAATGGATGGTGCTTTCATCTTTTCACCGCCAACTTCAAAGAAGTCATCCCATTCCCTGATTTGACCATCTGCTTCCTGATGCCAAGGTCTTGTGACTGAATCAAGTGTTGCATCCCATTGTTTTACAATGTTAGCACCCTTTTTCTTTGCTTCAGTACCTGCATCAAGGAATCCTTGCTGATTTACTCTGTGACCTTCAGTTCTTGCAATTCTCATTGCCATGTTCAAGGATTTTGACATTGAATTGTTCATACCAAGTGCAATCTTATATGCTACCTGTTGCCATGTTTCACCATTTGCAATTCCCCTTGATAACTCTGCCCTGATGGTCACTTTCAGTTTTTTGACATCTTCAGCAAGCCTTCCTTTCAAGATATCACCTGAATGATACTTGGAAGACAGCTTGGAATCTGTCTGAAGTGCAGTAAGCACTTTCTTTTGGTCAATTGGAACTGTGATTGGAATTCCCTGTTTTTGCAAAGAATACATGTTTCCAATATATCCATTGTGATAAGCATCCTGAAGATATTCATTTATGGTTTGATAAGACCCTTTGTTCAGCTTATCAAGAATACCATCAATCTGTTTCTTCATTGCTTCCTGATATTTGACCTGATAGATAATAGACTGAAGATTCTGCATATCAGTTCTAAGATTCAGGTCATTGATTGATTTTTGCAGGTCTTTTGATGCCTGTGCATATACCTGTTTCAATTCACGCAAGGTCTTTTGTTCCTGCTGAAGCTGATATTTAGCAATCTGTTTTTCAGTCTTATTCATCTATGTCTTCACCACCTTCTTCAGGAACAATCCCTTCCAAGGTGGATTGTGCAAGCTGATTATCCTGTTCTTCATCTTCAGGAAGTTTGTCTTTGATATCTTCATAATCAATATCAAGGATTTCACAGATGGTCTGAATGATTGTTTCATCATCAAGAACACCCTGAAGTGATAGGATTGTATTGATTTGTGTCTGCTGTTTCTGTGCATCAGTCAATTCAATCTGTGCATTATCCTGTGCATTGGTCATGACTTCCCTTTCAAAGTCAAACCAAACATCTGTGACCTGATAATCAGTTCCATCAATTCTGTTGATTTCACCAATGACAACCTTCACAATCTTCTTCAGGAACTGCTTCATTCTGATTTCCAATTTGTTACATTTCAAATCAAGAAGTGCATATCTTGATTTGATAACAACATTGGTCACATTACCATCACCAAGTTGTGCAGAATTGAATCCCATTCCAAATCTGTAAATGTTCTTTTCATCTTCCTGCATCTTTGCCTGTCTTGCCTGATATGGAATATCTATTGTGTGGACTTCCACACCACCATCAGAATCAACACCAATCATCTTCTTGGTCTTCAGGTTCTGCTGAAGTTCATCAAGATTATCACCTTGAAATCCCTTCACAACATGCAATGGATAATCAAAATCAGCAAGATTATTTGAAAGACCACATGACATGATGTCATAGTCATCAATCAAATCCTTGATTGGTTTTAGTCCTGACCACTGTTTCTTGTTATTATCCAATCTGAAGAATGGAATAAAACCAAAGTTTTCATAATAGATGGAATCATCACCATCTTTCTTATAAATCACATGTGGTCTTGGATTAATTGGTTCTGATTCATCAAGAATCAGCTTTCCTTCTTCTTCCTGCACATAGAATGTTGTCTGATTTTCATCCCACACCTGAATACGCTTGATGACCTTATTTTCCTTGGTTAGCTTGTCCACATACCAATAAATCACATATGCACATCCATCATCTGTGTCCTTTTCTCTGACTTCTACAACACCAAGGGAATCTGCACATTCAAATGACAGCTTTCCATCTTTGTTCATGTAAGCATACATGTATTCAAATCCTTTTGCCATTGTACCTGTCAGAACATCATTCAATTCACAGATGAAGTCATCATCAAAGTATTCATCCAATCTTGACTGAAGTTCAGGAATATCAGAATGAATGATTCCATTTTCACCTGACAACATATACTGCACTGCTTGGTCAACCAATTCAGTGAAGAATGGATGTGAAATCTTGACATTGCTTCTTGTTGTGTCTTCCACCAACTTTCCATCAGCATTGAAATAAAACATTCTATAATGCATGATGTCATGGTCTGCATCATAGTATTTTTGACCAATGGAAGCAAGGTTCTTCTTGGTTGACACCTTGTCTTCCTGAATAAACTTCAGAATTTCATCTTCCTTTAACACATTTCTTCACCATCCTTTCTAATACAACCAAGCATTTCCAATGATGTCATCTTCCAACCCATAACGCATTGCATCCATTAAGTGGTTGAAATCATCAATTGGTCTGTTCAGTTTGTTTCCAAATTTATCTTTATCCCATGTATAGTTGGATATTTCTGTCAGGAAGTTGACACATCTTGGATGGACAATAATTTCAAGGTCTTGAATCCACTGTATTCCATTGTTAATGCTGTCTTTTCCTTTCTTTGCCCCCTTGATTCTTAGTCCAAGGGATTTCAATTCATCAATGGACTTTGGTTCAGCAGAATCACCTGTGAATTTCTCTTTTCCATACCCCATTGATGATAGTTCTTCATATATTTTCTTATTGGATAAACCTGTTTTATAAAGTTCATCCCACACATACAATTTCTTATTTTCCAAATCAAGAAACATGATTGGTGATGCTGAAGGGTCATTTGTATAACCAAAGTCAAGTCCGCATCTTGTTTTGCAATTCCTTACATCATCAAGTGTGAATGACTGTTCTTTCCAATTCTCATATACAAGACCATCAACAATTCCCCATCCACCAAGACCTGCAACTGCATATCTTCTTGGATTGTTCTTTTTCATCCTTTCAAACACCTGCAAGTCTGCTTTGTCCAACCATTCATTGCATAAATAGTTGGTTGTCAGTGCAAGTGTGTCAGGGTCAGGATTATCAAAGAATCGTTTCTTCATCCAATGATGTTCATTCCAAGGGTTAAAGGTCAGTGTTATCTGCTTCCATAGTCCATCAGGACATTCACCCCTGATTGATTCATCCAACATATCAAAATCAGCTTCAGACATGATTTCATATGCTTCTTCAATCCACATCCAACACAGACAGCCTTTATCAACTGCAATAGATGTGACTTTCAAAGGGTCATCCAATCCCCTGAAATATATATTTTGACCTGTTGGAAGATATGTTGCTTCCAAAGGTGACAATGTGAACTGCCATAAATGGTCAACACCAAATCTGTGACATGCCCATTTTAAATCAGCATAACAAGAATCTTTCAATGTTCTGAATGTCTTTCTGATGACTAACAGATTTGATTCAGGATATTTCATCAGGTTGTAAATGTACCAAAGTGCTGTTGTCTTTGATTTCTTGGAAGCACGACTTCCTTTTACAACTCTGTATCTTCCTTTGAAGTTCCAAAATCGTTTATATCCTTTTCCAACAATGTCAGGCAGATGATAATATTTCTTATTCAAATTTATCACCTTCCCTTAACCTGAAACATCCATGTTCTTTGCATTTATGTACATCCATCAATCCCTGTGTCAATACACCATGATAATGTGTGCAGTAAGCAACAGGATGATTGGTGAAATTTCCATCAATGCACCAATAAGAATTCTTGGTCTTTGGAACTTGATTCTTCTGTCTTTTCCGTCTTCTTTTTAGCTGTTCTTTTCTGTTGCCCTTTCCTTTCCCATTATTCCTGTGTTTATTCTTCAAGGTCATCTTCACCCCCAAACACAGGAATGGAAACATCAACTTGAATTCTGTCATTCCACATTCCAACATGCTTCCCTAATAATTCAAGTGCTTTTATTTTGGAAGCAAGTTTGACTTCCCTTTTGGAAGATGAACCATTCACTGAATCAGAATCTTCAACCTTGTATGATTCAATACATGCAAGGTCATCATCAGAAGCATTTATATTTATTTCACCATCAGAATCAACAACATCTGTTATCTTAACAAATGCTATTCTTGCAAGTTCCTGAACAATCCTATCCTGATTGATTCCTGTTCTTCTGCTTCTTTCTGCCATAGATTCAGCAATAGCTTCTGAAACTTGAGTTTTCTTGAGTAATTGACAACCAATTTCACTTGCTTGTTGTGGTGTTTTTGTTTTATAACCTGCCCTGATGCAAGCCTGTGTTGCATTCAGGTCAATCAGGTATTCTTCAACAAATTTCTTTTGTTTGTCAGTCAGCTTTTTTGCCATCCTGCAACACTCCTTTCTTTGTTATTAACCAACGCAAAAAGACACCTGCCCTTTTCAGGGTGGTGTCTTTCACTTATTTTTATTTATACTTATTCATTATACGTATTATAACATATTCAGTTCACTTGTCAAGTATTATACTGAATTTATTCAGCACTCTATCCTTTTTTTTATATTACAAAGATTATTGTATGTTGTTCTCATTTCATGACAACATTGTTTCATAGAATACGCTTGAAAATAATACAATCTGATAAATTCCTGCTGTCTGATTGTATATAAAGCAAAATTTACTTTTGAACACATATATTGATATTCTTTTATCAGATGTTCAAGATTATCCTTATCTTCAATCAATCTAATAATCATTTTTTCAAGTGAATCACCTGATGGACTTGTCTGAACACATTCCTTGTCATATCTGATTGCACCTGCTGTTCCAAATGAATCAATCTTCATCTGCAATTCATCAATGTCCTGTTTCAATTCTCTGATATCATCAAGAATCAATTTTCATCACCGCCTGTCTTTTGTGTTCTTGGTGTTCTTGCTAAAACACTACTACTATATATTTATTTTTTTTTCACCTAAAATCATATAAATATATAGTAAAATACAATAAAATTATTATTTTTATTTAAAAGTGAAAAGTACCAAGAACACCAAGAACACCAAGAACAAAAGTCTTAAAACCCTTATAAATAAAGGCTTTTTGCTGTTCTTGCTAGTGTTCTTTGTTGTTCTTGCACACCCTTCAACCACTGCTGTGTCCTGTTCTTGGTGGTGTCAAAATTCTAAGCACCAAGAACAACCAAGAACAGTTATTTCATCAATTCCTGCATGTAAGGAAGACCACCAAGAACATCAATAAGCTGATGCCATTCATCCAACTTATGATGTGACCTTTGTTCAATGATTCTTGCAATCACTTCATAGTTCATCATAACTGTTCGCTTCTGATTATATGAACTTGGAAGAAGTTGAATCATCTGCCACCAATCAATTTTGTCATGATTCTGAAGGAAATCCTTTCTTGCATTATTGATTGCATCAATGACCATGTCCACCACAATCAGGTTAGTCTTGGAAAGATGTTCAGTGCTGAAGTCATTCAAGGTCAAATCCCTGCTGTGAATCTTATGCATGGTAGAACAACTATTTGCAACAGTTCCAATCTTGTATGTGTCAAATTCCTTCCACCAATATAAGGGTGCTTCAATATCCATCCATACCTGAATCATTCTGTCATATTTTCTGTGTTCTGTTCCTGCATTGAATAATGTCTTCATCAGCTTCAGGTCATTATCACCTACTGCATAACATCTGAAGTTATCACATCTTCCAAGTCTATCTTCTTTATTGCAGACACCCTTTTCTTCAATTAGTCCACATTTACCACAATCAACTGCATCATAACTGTCTGACTTATCCCAACTGTTCTTTGGGTTTCTCATTCCATGGATAGCAGGGTCAAAACCCTGCACATCCAAAATTTCACATCTTAACATCAATTCACCGCCTAACTAAAAATTATTAAAAATGTCAATAAAACCATACAAAATGAAGAAGTTTCATCATTTTTCTTTTCTAAATCACCATAAATTCCCCAAATAATGAAGATAAGTGCTAATTTTAAGAACATTAAATGTCACCTTCTTTTCTGTGAAGTGACCTGTCAGCACTGAATCCTTCAGGATATCTTGCTTTCAGCTTGTCAATGTTTGTCTGCATTACATCATCCATATCAAGGTCAAGTGCTTCACATGCTTCAGCAATCATCCAAAGACAGTCACCAAGTTCTTTCTTGATATGCTCTTTGTCAAATTCATGTCCCTGATATACCTTCTGAAGAATTCCTGCAACTTCACCTGCTTCTGAAGTAAGTCCAAACACTGCATGATGTAATCTTCCTTCCTTGTTGTCATATGGAATACTACATGTTCTCATTGCTAATTTCTGATATTCTTTTCCTGTCATTTTCTTACACCTTCCACAATCATTAAATGAAGCACCAAAACATTCATCACACTTCATCACATTGATTTCCTTTCTTTAATCTCTGCCATCTTTGCACTGTTCAATCTTGTATCACCATGTACCCTGCTATAAGAAAGATATCCATTCATTCTGTCAATCTTTGTCAGGTTCGTTGAACCACACACAGGACACACATCCATTTCAAGTTCCTGATGTCCACAATCATCACAATATGCAAGTGATAAGTTCACACCTTCATAGAATCCTTTATCCATTGCCCTTCTGACCAATGTCCTGATTGCATCTTTATTGTAGTCAATTGGATATCTTACATATTGGATTTTGCCACCATTGCATAAATCCCAAAATCTACCTTCCAAATCCTGCTTCTGAATTGGTGTGATGTCTTCAGTCACATGACAATGGAAGCTGTTTGACACATAAGGTCTGTCAGATACATTTTCAATCACACCATACATTTTTCTGAACTGTTCAATCTGAAGACCACAAAGTGATTCAGCAGGTGTTCCATAGATTGCATATAACCAACCATCTTCTTCCTTGAATTCATTCACCTTGTCATTGATATACTTCAGAACATCCAACGCAAACTGTCCATCTTCCACAAGGGATTTTCCATTGTATAATTCCTGAAGTTCATTCAATGCTGTGATTCCAAAGGATGCAGTCATTGGTTTCAGCAATGGTTTTATTTTGTCTGTTGGTTTCAGGTGTCCACCATAGAAACCACCTTCACAATACTGAATTGGGTTTGTTGATGCTTTCATTTCACCAAGATAGTCATATGTCCTTTGATGAATCTTTCTAATCATGTTCAGATAATAATCAAGCACTTCATAGAAGTCTTTGCTTTCCTGTCTTGATTTTGAAAGAATCATTGGAAGATGAAGACTAACTGCACCAATGTTGAATCTTCCAACAAACACAGGTTTGTCTGATTCATCAGCAGGATGCATTCCACCTTTTTCATACCAAGGTGATAAGAATGCCCTGCATCCCATAGGGGAAACCACCCTTCCATATTTCTTATACATGGAAGCAACATATCCTTCACCTGTCAGTGATAACCAATCAGGATACATTGTTTTGGAACTGCATTCAATCCCTGCTTCAAAGACATCTTCATTGATGCATCCTTCACCATGCAGATTTTCATCATACAAAAATACCAACTTAGGGAATAACACAGGCTTTTTGTTTCCTTCCTTTCCCTGCCCCTTTGCATGAACTTCAAGGAATGTGATGGATGCCATCTTTCCAAATTCATCTGTTGCAAGACCAAATGTCATTGTAATGAATGGATAATCACCCCTGCTTGAACCAACTGTGTTCAGCTTCATTTCTATTCCCTGAAATCCCTGTTCAAAATCTCTTTTAACCTTCTGCATTGCATAGGTGTTTGCATTCTTTGACACATCATCTGAATCAAGTTCTGAATATGCTGATATCATCTGATAGTATTCATCAACATATTTCTTGAATGACTTCACTGCATAAGGTGAAAGAATCTTGTCCACTTCAGGAACAGTGAATCCACCATACTGCTGTGAAGCTGTTGAAAGAATGATGTCACCAAGTACATCAAAAGCAGTATCAAGGGTCTTTGGTTCGTTATACCAAATATTCCCCATTTCAAAACCACCTGACATGACTGAACCAACATCACACAGACAACAGTTCATTGTGTCCAATCTTGCTGATTGGTCATGTACATATATGTAACCATCCTTACATGCTTGAAGTTCTTCCTGTGTCATAAAGAATTTTCTATACAGTCTTTTGTTCAGGTCATTGAATATCAAGCATCTTTTAGTTGCTACCAATGTGCTGTCAGTGTTTGCATTCTCTTTGTCACCAATGAATCTGATGGATTGTGATTTCTGATATACCTTATCCATCATGTGAACAAAGTCTTTTTTATAGTTGCGATAGTCTTTATATGACTTTGCAATTCTTGGGTCAAACTGTTCCAATGATTCTTCTACAACATTGTGCATATCTGCAATTGGAATCAGTTCTGTGTTCAGCAATGACAGTCTTAATTCAACAATATCCTTCAGTCTGTCAAATGCTTCATCATCAAGGTCAATCATGACCCTTTTTGCAGATTTTGTGACTGCATTCTTTATCTTCATGAAGTCATAACCTTCATGTGTTCCATCTTTCTTAATTACTTTCATGCAGAATCACCTTTCCTTCCTTCAGTGATTTCTGAACATCAATCACTCTTTGATTGGTAGAACCTGCCCAAGGATAATTGACATCTTTCAATTCTTCAATGAATTCACCATCCACAAGAACATCAACATATTTCATCACTGCTTTCATATATTTGTTATTCATAATGGTTTCCCAATCATAGCCTGTATAAATCCAAATAGTCTTAGTTGGAAACTTCTTTTTGATTTCCTGACACAGACAGAAAACTGTTCCCTTGTTGGTTGAAAATAAAGGGTCACCACCGCTGAATGTAATTCCTGCAATGTGCTTCTTTTTAAGTTCCTTGAAGATTTCCTTCTTTGCTCTGATATCAAATTCAATACCATCATCAGGATTCCATGTCACAGGATTCTGACAACCCTTGCAATGATGACTGCATCCTGCCACCCAAAGAACCACACGCAAACCATCACCATTATTCATGTCATCTTTTGTAATGTTATGATAATTCATCAACAGTTCACCGCCTTTCCACCAAGTTCCACATACTTCTTCATGTACCAATCAGCTTTCTTCATATCTTCAGCACCATTCTTGAACACTGCCCTTTTTCTGTACTTCCATACATTCAACAGGCAAAAATGCTTGACTGCTGTTTTTCCAAAGATTGCTATCATTTCATCAATACATTCCATTCCACCATCCTGACAATAGTGGGATGGATGATTGACAACATCTTCTGCAAATGATAACTGACCATCTGTTTCTTCATGTAATTCCATCATCCATCATCCTTTCTACTTAATAAAAATTATTGCTTTCTTACCATTCAACCTGACATCCTTCCTATCACATCCAAGGTGTTTTTTAATTTCCTTAGTGAAAGTCTGCATTGCAATTCTTGTGAATCCATTTTCATTGCAAAATGTGTCATACCTTGCAAACACTTCTTTGGTTTCATGGTTCAGAATTTCATCTTCTTCCACTTCTTCCAAGAATAGAAGAATTGGATTGTTGTCTTTTTCAAAGTTGTCAACTTCATCCTTGACCTTCTGTGATTCTGTGAATCCCTGATTTGTCAGAACTCTTTTCAATCCTTCAATACCAAGTTTTATCAAGTATTCTGCAACATCCTGTTTCTTCAGCTTCCAAGTGATTCCTGCATCAAAGTCATCATCATCCTTGCTGAATTTAGCATTGAATGGAATGATGACAAGTCTTCTTTTGATTGCTTCAAATCCTTTGTTTCTCATTCTTGGAATCTCATTTGCACTGAATAACAGCTTGACTGTTGGTTTGAAGAAATATGCATCCTGACCTTTGTTTTCTGCCTTGATATCATTTCCACTGACAATCTTCTTGAACTGTGCAATCACCTTTCCTTGCAGGAATTCATCACTGATATCATCACCAATGTTTGCAAGTTTTCCAAACATGGTTGTTGTGCTGAATCGTTCACCAAGTTCATCCATATCAAGTGATACATAGTTTGGTCTTCCAAGCACATTCTTCACCATATCCAAAAATGTTGATTTACCATTTGACCCTGAACCTGTCAGGAAGAATGATTTTGATAATTCATTTTGTCTGAAGAAGCAATATCCAATACATTCTTCAAGTAACGCTCTGATTTCATCATCCTGACATGATATCTTGTTCAAGGTCTTATCACACAATTCACTGTATGCTTCAGGGTTATAGTCCCAAGGAATCATGTTTGTAATAACATGGTCAGGACTGAATGGAAGAAGTTCATCTGTTGCTAAGTCATAAAGACCATTCCTGAATGCAATCAGATTTGCATCTGCAACCTGTGTTTCTTCAGGTGTGATGATTTCCAAATACTTCAGGGTTTCCACTCTGTGATTTGCTTTCAGTGTTGGAATCAATTCAACCATCTTGGATTCAATGAATCTGTAACCTGATTTATAAATCCCACCATCATACACATGAAGCTGTCCCTGAATCCTTTTGATGTGATATTCATTCTTCATGTACTGACCAAAAGCATTGTGCAAGAATGTTTTTCCTTTGTAGAAAATTGGTTTTGCAAATGCATCATCCCTTGTGATGACATCCATTTCTTCTTCTGATAATGCATCCTGAAAGATAAAATGATTGATGTTATCTAACACCCTTCTTATTGGTTCTCTGTCCAACATAAGCTGTGACTGAAGAATCAAGATGTATTTGAACAATTCATCATTCCTTCCATCCCCTTCCTGCAAGTCTGCAAGATTGATGGTTGTATTCACAGGAATCAATTCATCAGGAACTTCATCAATGTCATCAGGTTCAAAGGATGGTGGGAATCTATCAACACCATTGACCCTTAGTGGTATGTATGTTGAACCTGAATGAATATCTGCAATCAATCCAACTGCAAGTTTTTTATCCTTTCCACCCTTTTCAATCCTGTGTTCTGTGTCCTTCCAATAACTGTGAATGTGTCCATTTTCAGGATTTTCAAGAATCAAACAATTCCAATTGTTCTTTTCTGCCATGTCCCAAAACTTCTGTGACAGTTCATCAGTATCAAATGAAATATCAACAAAGTCCTGATTCAGGATTGCACCAAATGACTGATTCCCTTGAACATCATCCCATGAAAGAAGCTGTGCATCCTTGACCTTCATGGTTGCTTTCTTTCCTGTGCCTGTTGCATAGCCTTTGAAGACCATGCTGTTTCCTTTCCAATCCAATCAATTTCACCTTCTTCCTTCACAAATCCCAAAACCTGATAATCTGTCATAAGCTGTGTTTATATACCACTGCTTGTTTAATTGTCTTGGAACTTTGACACCATTCACTTCATCATTGAAGATGAAGCAGTGTTCAGGTGTTCCTTCAACCTTTGCTTTGCTACCATCTTTTTTAATTTTCCAAAGTCCACCATCAGATTCATTTACTGATGCAAAGACCCTGACACATTTTTCATTCAGCTTCTTGGTATTACCAACAAACCTTGTGAATGTCTTCAATCTGCCTGTTGCAGGATTGATTTCTTTGTGTTTTTCCCAATGTCCACCATGCATGATGCAGTCATACTTTGATGATATCTTCTTGACCATCTGAAATTCCTTCAGGTCTTGACATCCATTGATAGTTGTTTCAATTGGGATTCCCTTGACCAACCTATCAACCAATGCTTTGTTTATGATTGGAAGGTCATAGTCAAGTGGTGACAGTTCTTTCACATAAGCACCTTTTCTTTCCACCTTTCCATTGCTAAAGATGAACACATAATTGTTTACATCCTTTTCCCAAATAGAACTGATTTCATCAAATTCCAATTCCATGTTGCAACGCTTTTCCCACTCATAACAAATATCATCCATCTGATTGAATGCTTCATCTGTATCAGGAAGACTGATAATCAAACCATCTGTGTTTGACTGAATCAATTCAAATCCATCAATTGCTTCCAAATGTTCTATCAGGTCAATCAGCATCAACTGACCATTCAGACAGATAAGATTTGCATTTCTTGGGTCATATGCTAAAGAATTTCTTGCTTTGCTGATTCCATAAGTTCCATTGATGACAATCTTCAATGGTGCTTGTTCTTTCTTTTTACCTGCATGTTTCAGTTCAATTCTTCTGTCATAAATCAACTTGAACTTTTCAGGTTTCCTGCTGTTTCGTGTAAGCAGGTTATGGAATATCATCAATCTTGGATAGAAGGAAGCAACATCAACATGCCATATCTGCCTACCATGTCCAAGGTTCTGATATTTTTCTTTTCCTGCATGGATTCCACCCCAACTGATGTTGTGTTCAATCCCTGCTATAATCATGTTCAATGATTCTGAATAAACTTCTTTTTGATTGGTTTTCCCTTTCATTGACATATAGAAGTCTATTGCTTTTCTATATTTCTTAATTTGTATGCAAGGAAGCACAAACAGGTCAAATTCATCATCCCTTGTGACCTTTTCACATTCTAAAATCTTTGCACTGATTTGTGCCTTTGTAAGTCCAATGTCCCTGATTGATAGAACTTCAGGGAACATCTTTATTAGTGACATGATTGCATCAAAGTCTGCTTTCCTTTGCATGAATACTTCAACAGTCTGTTCCACATCATGTCTACAATATTTAACAGTTTCCTGAAGTTCTTCTTCTGTCAGCTTTCTTGGAATATCAAATGGAATGGATGATTCCTTCACCATGTTTCCAAGTGACCCTTCAAAGAACTTCAGTCCCCTGTCAATCTTTGCTTGGAACACATCATATGACAGTAATGGAATTGACCTGAACAGATTTGAAAATGTCCAACCTGCTTTTTCTTTGATAATAATGTGGTCATTGATTTCCTTTGGATTCATGTCACAAAGGATTCCTTTCAGGATGTAATCATCATAATGATGATTGTTGAATCCAACCCATATGTCTGTTTTGTGTTCCTGATAGAATTGTTTAAGGTCAGAAGGTGAATTGATGATGACATGTTCTTTTCTATTGTCCATATCAAGGATGACCACAAGCCAATCCTTGATAAACACTTCAAAGTCAAAGAACAGCATCAGATTCACCTACCTTTCTTTATACTTCATACACATCTTTGATTTTGAATGTGTTATAGCCTTTCTTGTTCTTGCCATATTCAAGAAGGAACTCAAGGTTTCCATCAATGGATTCCATCATATCCATAATCATTGTACTGACCATAAGTCTTGAATTCCACTGTGTCATTCACATCAAGACTTCTAAGGAATTTGTTGACCTGTCCAATCTGCCATCCTTCTGTGATAAGCTGATTCATAAACAGACAACTGTTTTCAAAGTCACCTTCAAGGATTCTGAACTGAACTGTGAACATTGGTTCACCTGCATGTTTCTCTGAACCACATTCCTTGATTTCCATCTTGTCAATTTTTACTTCATATGTACCAACAGGTACTTCACGATAGTCACCCTGACCACCATTTGCTTCTGCTTCAGCAATATCTTTCTGAAGTCCTTCTGTGTCCACATTCTTATCCCATTTATCAAAAATACTCATTTCATTCACCTTTTTAACCTTTCTTAATCATTTAACATATTTGCAATTCCATTAAGGAAATCAATAAAACTACCAACAACAGCATCTTCAAGTGCTTCTTCATTGGATTTCTTCAATCCACTTTCACCATGTTCTGTTGCTTTCTTGAACAGTTCATCAGGATTGACATCTTTCATTGCATCAACCTTTTCAATATCCACAACTGATTTCATGATTTCTGCACCAACTGTCTTGAAACCTAAGTCTTCAATATCATCAATGAAGACATCAAGCAACTTAGGATTTCTAATCATTTCTGTTTTCAGAATCATTGTGATTCCTTTGGTTGCATCATTTGCACCACATCTGTTTCTAACATCTACGATTGTTTCAACAATGTGGTCATAAATTCCTGCTTCCTTTAATGCTTCAATAAATTTCTTCATGATTATCTTTCCTTTCTTGTTCTTCTTTTTCTTGCAGGTTTTTCTTCCCCTGCACCTGACAACTTCTTAATACCTTCACCAAATTCTTCTTTGGTGATGACTTTCATGACTTCCACACCATCAACAATCATGTCAACAGAATCACCTGCATGTTTCATCACATAATTGTCATTCTTGATGTCATAGAAGTATGTGTCTGCATCCAAGACAACTGTTTCTGAATCAGTGTTGGTTGTTCCATCATGAACAGGTTCTTCAGAAGATTCTTCAACAGGTTCTGACTGTGTGCGTGATTTTCTTCCCCTTCTTGATGGTGTTTCTTCAGCAGTTTCTTTTGCATCTTCCTGAATTTCTTCAGCAGGTTTGGCAAAAAAATTTGCTTCATCATACACTTTCAAAAGTTTATCCCAATCCAAAGGAATTGATGTTGTCTTGATGTTCTTTAATCTTCCACCGCCAAAGATTACTTCATTGGATTTGAAATTCAATGTTCTTGTTTCATCATCTTCCACAACTACCCTTGCCACAATGTCAACCATACCTGCAATCTTGTTTGCAACCTTGTCTGCAATGTTTGGTTTGATTGCTGTGATTTTATCACCTGACTTCTTTGTGATGTCCTTTGAAGTATCTTCATGAGAAATCAACACAATGTTTTCATAGTCAAGATTCATCAATCTTCTGATGGTTGATAAGAATTCTGTTCTTACCTTGTCCCATGCTCTGAAGCTGTCATCTGATTCATGTGTGATACCTAATCTGTCATACATGAATAATCTGCATGATTCATAAGTATCTTCAAGAAGGTCAACAATAATAGTCTTAAATCCATTCTGACCTGCTGTCTTTTCAAGTTCATCAATAGCTTTCTTGAAGACATCCCATGCAAGAATCTTCTGTCTTCCTTCCATTGTGTCCTTGATAGGTAAATACTGCATAGTAACAAACTGAATGTTTCCATCAGTATTCAGATTCAATGGTGAAGGTGCTGAATCCATAAATGTTGTTTTTCCTGAAAATGCACCACCATAAATCCATAATTTTCTTTTGGTTGTCTTTCCAACCTGTCTTCTTTCTGCACTTGGTAAAATCATATAGTCCAATCCTTTCTGACAATAGTCTTTATATTCACACCAATCACACAAATAAGATTCATTCTTTTCACACTTATCTGTTAGACCAATGTTCATACACGTTTCATAAAAATCTGCAACTTTTGAAGGGTCATAAACCACTTCTTTGATTTGAATTTCCTTTGCTTCAAGTTCTTCATAGATTCTGTTCCTGAAGTCCTGAAGTGTTTCTGTTTTCTTCTGTCTAATCTGAACCTTCGGAACAAACACAAAATACATTTTCCTGATGTGCTTTCCTGTGATTCTTTCAAAGAAATATTTATATACATGTAACTGTCTTGATTCCATATAGTGGTCAATGTTGTTTGAATACTTGAAATCATATAAATCAAACTGACCATGTGGAAGACCTGCATCATGCTTAGTACAAGGAACAATCAAGTCTGCTGTTCCTTCATAAACATCATTCTTGAAATTGACTTCATGAAATCCTTCAGGAAGAAGTTCTTTCATCTTTGGAATCCAATATTCAAGTTTGATGATTTCATTGATATGTGCATCTGTGATGATAGGATATGAATCTTTGTATTCCTGAATAGCTGTTTCCATATCCTTTTCCATTCCCCTGTGAATTGCTGTTCCAAGAATCAATGGATTTGCAGGGTCATCTGTTGGAAGCACTTCAATGTTCTGTCTGTATCTAAAATCAAATCTTGCAGGACAATTTTCAAAACATTCTGCTGTTGAAAAATGAAAATTATCCATCTAACCACCTTCTTTTCAATAAGTCATAATTGTATGCAGTGTTTGCATCATCCACCTTCAAGCAATTAATGAAGTTCTTGAATAATTCAAAATGGTCAGGATAAAGAAGAATTCCATATCCACCTGCTTCATCAATTTTCTTCAGGTTGTGAATCTGAAGTTGTGAAGGTTTTCCATTTTCTGCCTTGACTTCAATCCCAAGGAATCTTCCATTGCAACATGCAAGGATATCAGGAACACCTGCTTTGGTGAATTCACCACCGCCCCAATATTTAATGAAATAGCAGTTATTTGATTTCAGGAAAGACTTGATTCTGTTTTCAAAATTCTTTTCTGATGCCATGTGTTCACCTACTTCACTGTAATTCTTACTGATGCACTAACATGGGAAGTCTTTGAATATGCTTCAACAATGTCAGGATGGTCTGCTTTCAGTTTCTTGGAATCAATGGTTGTTCTTGTCGTTGGTGCAACATACATAAATTTAACTTTTGCATTCTCAAATGACTTCACACCATGTTCTTCCATTGCCTGAAGCAACTTCTGTTTCATCAGCTTTTCCTGTTCTTCCAATTTCTTCTTCTGAACTGTAATGTCTGTGATTGCTTTCAGTACATCAGGAACTGTTGATTCAATAACTTGAAGGTCAGTTTCTTCAACCTGTTCTTCACACACCTTTGCAATGTCCTGACACACATCATTGCATGTGTCCTTCTTATCACAGAAATAACAGCAATTTGTACATTCATTTTTATCATCAATAGCAACTTTACATTTCATCATAATATTCACCTTCCTTTTCTAATCTTTCATAATATGGTTTTGTGTCAGTCACCCAACCATTTGCATACAACACAAGACATATCCATGTGAAATTGACTAACATGATGACATATGGTTGCCAACTGATAATGCAGTCAATCCAACATATCCAATAAATCAGCGAAAATACATTTAATGCAGTCAAGGCTTTGATTACAAAGTTATGAATTTTTCTTTTCATCTTCTTTGAACAATTCATCTGTAAAATCCTTCCTTTCTTCCAATGTGTGCAAGATTTGTTCTTCAACTGTTCCCTTGCAAATCATCAGATGATAGAAACATGTTTTTTCCTGACCAATCCTGTGAATCCTTTTCTTGGACTGTTCAAAATCTTCTGATGACAATGGAAGTGAAAAATAAATGATTCTGTTGCACTTCTGAAGATTCAGTCCTTTGGATGCTGATTGATACTGACATAAGGTCACACTGTTTGATTCCTGTTCATAGGCTGTCAGGTCTTTGGTGTGTCCATTGATTTCTGAAATTGGTCTGTCAAGTTCCTGACATATCTTCTTCATGTTCCATAATTCATCATTGAATGAATAGAATACAATCAATCTTTCCTGTGTGGATTCAACCAAGTCTCTGAATGCATCCAACTTGTTTTGATTGAATTGACTGCATATCTGTCTGCTATAAAGCAATTTTGTCAATGATGTATCACCAACCAATTCCTGACCTTCTATTGTTACAATGCAATCCTTCTGAAACTTCAAATACTCTTTAGGTGCTTTCAATCTGATGTGTGTGAATACCTGTTCAGGTAATTCATAACATTCTTCAGTCTTCTTGAATATTGCACCATGTTCACGCATTTTAGATTTCAACCTATCAATGTTTTTATATGGGTCTTCTTTGTCCACAATCTTGTGTTGAAAACCACCTGAATCAATTGTTGTCCAATTCACATATTGCCTGTTATACAAGTCTTCTGAAATCTTCCAACCTAGCAGGTGGACTTGTGTCCATAGATTTTCATATTTACCACCAACAGGTGTTCCTGAAAGAAGAATCACATGTGCAGGTTTCATCTTCAGGATGAATTTTGTCTGCTTTGCTTTCTGATTCTGTATCAAAGATGATTCATCAAGCATCAATGTGAAATCATATAAGTCAAGCAATTCTTTTCTTCTCCAAGCCAATTCATAATTGATAACACCAACTATGAAGAATCTTTGTCCTTGTGACAGTCCATGATATTCACCAAGCTGTTTCTTATTGGTAAGGTCAAACACCTGCATCTGATAGTTATCTGTGAAGTGTTCCACCCAATCCTGAACCTTTGATTTCTGACACACAATCAGATTCACTTTGCATCCAAATCTTTTCATCATTTCTGACCCTGTGAATGTCTTCCCAAGACCCATGTCATGATAAACTGCAATGTTGTCAAAGTCCTTTGTTTCCTGCAATGCTTCTTGCTGATGTGGAAACAGGGAAATCATATCTTGATGCCTGTCACATCTTCAAAGATTTCTTTGTCAAAGTTTGGCATTGCTTTGATGATGTTTTTGTATCTTTCAGAAAGTGAATCCCACCATAACTGTCCACATTCTGATTCATCAAGAATCTTTAAGTAACCACCAACAACTTCATATTCAGGATGCTGTTCTTTTTCTTCATCAGTCATGTTATCTGACCAAATCCAATCAACAACATTTCTTGGAATCTGATTCAACAGATATCTTGCATCTGAATTTAACCAATCACGATAAGTCCAATCTGAAGGTTTGTTGAATAAAAAGATTTTTGGTTCTTCTGTGTTAAAGCATCCATTGGAAAAGTTAGTCTTGTTCCAATCACCGCTGTTCCAATCACCGCTGTTCCAATCACCGC